CCCCACTCGTTTGGTTTATCTGCACAAACGAGTGGATTTATTTATAGCTACTTTTATAGCGTTAAAAATTACGACTATAACTTGACAGGCATAAAAAATAACGCTATAATAGCCTTACAGAACTTAATTAAGGCAACAAAAAACCAAGCCCCCAACGGATTTCACATTTTTGCGGACTTATAACCGATATTTTGTTGGCTGACACTTACATAATAGCGGGGTTGGTTGCGTTTGTCAATATAAAGTTCTGAACTTTATAAGGAGGGGAGAACGCTTGGAATTAAAGGCAATCCGAGAAAATGCCGGTTTGCGTCAGGAAGACGTAGCAAAGAAACTCCGTGTAAGAGTTTCCGCGGTGTCGAACTGGGAACGCGGCGTGAATGGTATCGCAAGCAAGTACATTAGGCCGCTGACCAGATTGTACGGCGTGACCGAAACGGAAATCAGAGCGGCATCGAAAGCCGCGCAGACTGCAAGACCAGATAAGGCGCTGAAATCCAGCGATGGGCAGTAAAAATGCCCCGCCCAATGTTGCAGCATCGAGCGGGGCGTGTGGGACAAATCTCACCACAAGATATTGTGTCCGTGCTTATTGTAGCACGGAAGAAAGGAAAAGGCAATGAGTAAAAAGCCGGAGTACAAAATTATTTGGGTCGCGCCCCCTGACCCTGTAAAGCTGGGGACGATCATGGGCGAGATTTACGCACGCAGTCGCGGCCTTGAGTTTGTTGGCCTTGTGCCGAACGAGAAGGAGGTTGAAAAGCGTGGTTGACACGTTGTTTTTCGGCGGCATCGCCGCTGCGGTAATCGCGCTCAACAACTGCGACTTCACGACCTCCCTTGCCGTCATCGGCGCGTGCGCGGTGTGCAAGGTGCTGTATGATCTGCTGCCGTATCTCGACAGGGGGTGCAGACGATGAGATGGCACGACAAGCGCACGAGGGAGCAGCGCAAGGCCGATGAATCGGCGCTGATTGCGGCGGCGTGCCTGGGCGCGACGGTCATCTTGATCGTGGTCGCCATCTTAGCCACCAGCGCGCAGGCGGCCGAAGCAAGCCCCGAGGAATCCTCGGTAGTCTCGGAGGAGTATGACCCCGCGTGGGACATTCCCGCTACGGAAAGCGCTGTTTGCAACGACGTGTTTCTCGGCGAATTTACGCTGACGGCCTATTGCCCCGGGCACTGCTGCTGCGGCAAGTGGGCAAGCGGCTACACCGCGACCGGCACGCTGGCCACCGAGGGGCGCACAATCGCGGTCGACCCGAAGGTGATCCCTTACGGCTCACACGTCCTGCTGATCTGGCCGGACGGCACTCAGCGCAGCTACATATCGGAGGACTGCGGCAGCGGCGTAAACGGCAACCACATCGACGTGTTTTTCAATGACCATCAGGCGGCACGCATTTTCGGCGTGCAGAGCGCAATGGCGTATTTGGAGGCGGAGGAATGATCTATCGCTGCACCTGCTGCCACCTCATTTTCGACGAGCCGGACGTCGTCCTGCATCGTGTGAATCTGGACGGGGAGCGGGGATACCAGACCGAGAAAGAGCTTTTCTGCCCGGACTGCGGCGCAGAGGAAGCCTATTTCGAAACTTACAGGGGAGAAGAAGATGAAGATGCAGAAGATATCGACGCTCGGGATGAGCCGTGAAGAATGGCTCGGCGAGCGGAAGAAAAGCCTCGGCGGAAGCGACATGGGCGCGGTGCTCGGGCTGAACAAATATCGAAGTCCCTATACGGTGTGGGCGGAGAAGACCGGCAGGATCGGCGAAGAGCCGGAAAACGAGGCAATGCGCGTCGGGCGAGACCTTGAGCCGTATGTGGCAAGCCGCTTTGAAGAAGCGAGCCGCAAGAGCGTGCGCCGCATGAACTACCTGCTGCGCCGTGAGGATTGCCCCCACCTGCACGCCAACATCGACCGGCAAGTCATCGGCGAAAGCGCCGGCCTTGAATGCAAGACGGCAAGCGCGCTGAACCTCAAGCGCTACGAGGGCGGGGACTTCCCAGAAAGCTATTACGCACAGTGCGTGACGTATCTGGCCGTGACCGGCTGGCAGAGCTGGTATCTGGCGGCATTGGTGCTCGGCAAGGGCTTCTACTGCTATCAGATCACGACGGTCAAGGACGATGACGTTCCGGAATGGTGCGAGAGCAGCGTATACGTCAGCCCGGAAGAGATCGAGGCCGTCAAGCGCTGCGCTGAGGATTTTTGGCGCGGCTACGTGGACACCGACAGCCCGCCGCCGATGGACGGCGCGGACAGCACGACGGAGACCATCACACGCCTTTACGAAGGCGGCGGCGGCGAGGTAGAGCTGTTCGGGCGTGAAAGCCTGGTCGAGCAGTATCAATACCTGATGAGCCGCAAAAAGGCCATCGAGAAGGGCGCGGACGCCATCAAGCAGCAGCTCATGAACGACCTTGGTGACAATGAGCGCGGATACTGCGGGCGATTCACGGTCGACTGGAAGGCTCAGAGCCGCCAGACATTCGACGCGAGGGCGTTTGCCAAGGATCACCCAGACATGGACCTGAGCAGTTACTACAAAACGACAAATTTCCGCAAATTTGCGGTGAAGGAGGACAAAGAAAGATGAAGGAAGGATTGATTCAGAACGCGCAGGGCGCGCAGGCTGTCAAGGCGGGCAAGCCGACGATGCAGCAGTACATCAAGCAGATGGAGGGCGAGATCGCTAAGGCTCTTCCGAGCGTTATCACGCCGGAGCGATTCACGCGAATCACGCTGTCTGCCTTGAGTGCAAACAAGCAACTCGCGCAGACCACACCGCAGAGTTTCCTCGGCGCGATGATGACGGCGGCGCAGCTCGGCATGGAGCCGAACACGCCGCTTGGACAGGCGTACCTGATTCCGTATCGCAACCACGGTCAACTGGAATGCCAATTCCAACTGGGGTACAAGGGCCTCATTGACCTTGCGTACCGCAGCGGTGAGGTCAGCATCATTCAGGCACAGGTTGTTTACGAGAACGACGAGTTTGAATATTCCTTCGGCCTTGAGCCGAAGCTCAACCACAAGCCCGCCTGCGGCGAGCGCGGCGAGCCGAAATTCATCTACGCAATGTTCCGCACGAAGGACGGAGGCTTTGGCTATGACGTGATGAGCGTGGAGGACGTTCGCAACCACGCGAAGCGCTTTTCCAAGGCATACAGCAATGGCCCGTGGCAGACGAATTTCGAGGAAATGGCAAAGAAAACCGTACTCAAGCGCGTTCTCAAGTACGCGCCGCTCAAGAGTGACTTTGTTCGCGCGGTGGCGCAGGACGAGACCATCAAATCGAAGATCAGCGAGGATATGTATTCCGTCAGCGATGATACCGTCATCGAAACCGAGAACTATACCGTCGACGAGACGACCGGCGAGGTGCTGGAAAGCGAAGGTGATACACAGTGATGAATCGCGTGTGCCTGATGGGACGCATCGGGCGGGAATTAGAGCTGAAAAAGACCAACAGCGGCGTATCCGTTGTATCCTTCCCCCTTGCCGTTGACCGCAACGGCAAGGACGCGGGGACGGATTGGATCGATATTGTCGCATGGCGCGGCACGGCGGAAGTCCTTTGCAGCTACGCCGACAAGGGCCGCATGATCGGCGTTGAGGGGCGCTTACAGATGCGCGACTGGACGGACAAGAACGGCAACAACCGCAGAAGCTACGAGGTGCAGGCTGACAGCGTGTATTTCGCAGACAACAGGCGCTCGGATGGTAATGATACTGCCGCGCCGCAATACGCCGTAGAGAGCGCCGCAGGCGGCTTTGCAGAGGTTAACGAGGATTGCGGCGAGTTGCCGTTTTAAGGGAGTAGTCTATGGCAAAAAGCGGGATCGATTACTTTCCGCTTGATGTCACATTGAACGCAAAGTTTGAACTGATAGAAGCAGAATTTGGCTTGACAGGATTTGGTGTAGTCGTTCACTTGCTGCAAGAGATTTACGGTAAGGCGGGTTACTACATTGAATGGACAGAGGAGGTTGCGCTTTTGTTCGCCCGCAAGGTCGGGTTGGGTGGGAGCGTCGTTTCCGAAATAGTAGAGGCTTCTATCAGACGAGGGATGTTCGACAAAGAGAAGTATGACAAGTACCACGTATTGACCTCTAAAGGCATACAAGAAAGGTACTTCGAGGCAGTCAGCCGCCGTAAAGTTCTTGAAGTCGATTACAACATCCTTCTGGTCGATGTCGCCCAAATTTTGACCAATGTTGACATTCAAGCGAAAAATGTAAACATTCTTTCAAAAAATGCTGACATTTCGGAACAAAGTAAAGTAGAGAAAAGTAGAGTAGAGAAGAGTAAAGAAGAGTACATATTATGCGCTGAGCCGCAAGCGGCTGGCGCGCCGCCGGTGATTTCTTTGCCGCTGAATGACGGGACTTTTTTTGACGTTTCGGAGAATGACAGGGCCAAATGGTCGCAGCTCTATCCGAACGTTGACGTTCTGCAACAGCTCAGAAACATGGCTGGGTGGTGCGATGCAAACCCGGCAAAGCGTAAAACACGAGGGGGGATCAAGCGGTTTATCACCGCTTGGCTTGCCAGAGAGCAGGACAAGGGAGGCAAAGCCCTGCAGAATAAGCCGTTTGTCTACGGCGATGTATTCGCCGAGATGCTTGAGGAGGAAAAGAACCGTGGAAAGAGCTGACGTAATTAGCCTTTTGGGGCGATTGAAGCAGGCTTATCCGCAGGCATATGCCAAGATGACCCGCGCAGAAGCCGAAGAGCTGGTTTCCTTCTGGTCGGACATGCTGGACGGGGAAGACCCCGCCGAAGCGATGGGCGCAGTAAATGCGCTGATTGCCGAGGATACGAGGGGATTTCCGCCGAAGGTCGGCCAAGTGCTGGCAAAGATCAGGGGCACCGCTTCCCCACACGTTTCGGTTGCGTGGATGCGCCCATACATCGAGCGGCTTGCCGAACAGGAAACATTTCTGCCGAGTGTTTCGCGCTATGCAAGGGAACACGGGCTGACGTGGGAAGCGGCTGCTGACAAAATGGCAGGCGGTGCGCCGTGAGCGGGTATCGCGGGGGCATTTTCAAGTGCCCGTTTTACTCGCGGGACTACCGCGACTATCTCAACTGCGAGGGCGCACAAGTCAAACTGCCGAAAGAAGAGCTGGATGAATATACGCGGCGCTACTGCGCCAACGAAGAATGGCGGCGCTGCCCGATCGCCCGGGCGCTGACGCTGCACTACGAAAGGACGGAGAACCGATGAGCGAAAGAAACAGAGACAAGGTAAAACGGCTTGAGCACGAGCTCGGAAGATACCGGGAAAAAGTCGGCGAGCTGATGGAAGCGAATGCGAAGCTGCGCGAGGGTATGAAGGGGCTGAACCAGCTGCGCATGGCGTTCGACGCTTGGATTATCCAGATCGCGCTTGCCTACGGCGAGGCAGGGAAGGACCCCGACACGGGGGAAGAGATCCCGCGCATGAAGGCGCTCCACCTCGAAAGGCCGAAGGTGAACCCGCTGCTTGGGGAATACAGGATTGACCGACGCGTGGACGAGAAGAACGTGATGCATATTGCGGTTGGCCTGCGGGACGACCCGTGCGACCACAATGGCGCAAAGGAGGAAGAGGAATGAGACTGGCTATCATGGACACCAACGTGTTCAACACGATCATCGCCGCCGTAAAGGGCGCGGTATCAGCGAGCGCGAGACGGCCGATGTACAAGAATATCCGGCTGGAATTTCGCAAGAAGAACAAGGCGGTTACGGCTATCGCCACAGACGGCTTCCGGCTTTTCGTGGAGCACGCGACCTGCTGCGAGGTCGAAGAGGATTTCGATTGCTACATCAAGCCGAGTATCCGCCTGCCGCGCGGTAATTCCATGCGCTTGGAGCTGAAAGAACGGGACAAGACAGAAAGCGTGGTTGAGATCGAATGTCTCGGCTGCATCTTCGGTTTTGTTCAGCCGGTTGGAGCGTTTCTGGATTGGGAAAAAGTCCTGCCCAATGAGCCGACATTCCGTATCGGCGTGAATGCCGAGTATCTTCTCTCGGCGTTGCAGGCGGCAAAGGCCAGCGTCGGCGGTGCCTTCAAGCAGCCTGCTATTCTGGAATTTCGTGGGCCAATTGAGCCCATTACGATCAAGACCAACCACGAGGACGTCAAAATGGTCCTGCCAGTGCGAATCAGGGAGGCAGACGATGGCGCTGACATCAGCTGACCTCGCGAGGCTGGGGCCGCAGGCGCAGAAGCAGGTGCTTGACAAGCTGGCAGGCGAACAGAAGCCGAAGAAAAGCAAATACGGAAACCGCAAGGTCGTCCGAGATGGCATCAAGTTTGATTCCGAACGTGAGGCGGCGCGCTTTTCGGAACTGAAAGTGCTGCGAGCGATGGGCAAAATCCGAAACCTGCGGCTGCAAGCCAATTTTACCCTAGTGGAGGGCTACACGACCATTGAGGGTGAGAGGATCAAGCCGATGGTCTACAAGGCAGATTTTACCTACGAGCGGGCGACCGAACCGGACCGCAACGGCACGGTGTATTGGCTGCGAGAGGTGGAGGACGTCAAGGGCGTGAAAACGAAAGAATACCAGCTGAAAAAGAAGCTGATGCAGGACAAATACGGTATCACGATCCGTGAGGTGTGAGATGAGCTTTGAACACTGCCAATCCTGTCTGCCGCCGACGCGGTACCCCGGCTGTCAAGACCATTGCCCGCACTACGCGGAGGATATCGCAAAGGTCCGGGCGGCGAAAGCCGAAGAGAAGCGGCAGACGCAGGCAAAAGACGATTACTTAGGCGCGCGCCAGTTCAAGACGCGGCGCGGGCAGAAACTGAGAAAATAATGGGAGCGAAAAAGATGAATGCAAAAGACACTGCGGAGCGGATCCGCAACCTGAGAAAAGCAAGGGGCATGAGCCAATCGCAGTTTGCCGCCATGTGTGGCATTGAGCAAGGGCAGCTGTGCAATTACGAGTGCGGGCGCATTATGCCGACTATCCCGCTGTGCGAACGTATCTGCGAAGCCGTAGGGATCCGTGTGATCGACTTTTTGAGCGAGGATAAAGCGCCGAAGGGTCCTATCCCGACCGAGCAGCGCATCGGCGAGCGCGTCAAGGCGTGGCGGCAGATGCGCGGGTTGAATCAGGAGGCCATCGCGGAAAGGGCCGGAATATCGGACAGCACGATATCCTGCATTGAGCGAGGCGGACGATACGGCGCGGTATCGACGTATCTTTACATCGCCGAAGCACTGAACGTCCCTATCGAAGTGCTGTTAGGGGGCGAGTGATATGAGCCGATTCGTTATGAGCAAGACGCCGTGGGAGCGCTGCCCGTATCCGGGTCTCAAAGCGGCATTAGAGAAGACCGACTACAACCAGACCACGCTTGCCGAGGTGACCGGGATTTCGGCGACTAACGTGAGCCGGTATATCAAGGGCGACGTGGATGTGACCGTGCGGGCGTTTCTCGCGTTGGAGGATATCACAGGCAAGCCGTTTAGGGAGCTGTTCGGGGCGCATATTTGGAGGGACGCGAGATGAACATGGTTGTAATTTTTAGGAGGGATAACACGTGAGCATTGGAGCCACATACAGCTGGATACCCGCGGCCTTTGAGGGCGCGAGCGGGCTGGGCAGTTTTGAAAAACTGAAAACCGTACACGGCAGAATCGTGTACATCAACGAGCGCCACCGCTACTTTACGGCGGAGGAGAATATCAACGGCAAGAAGCTCAGAGAGAGCTTCAAATTTTAACAAAAATCAGGAGGAATTTCATCATGAACAACAATCAGGACTATATCGTTCGCTGCGACCGAGCAGGCGTATTTTTCGGCAAGATCAAGGAGAGAACCGGCTCCGAGGTTACCATGACCGATGTTCGTAAGCTGTGGAGCTGGGACGGCGCGTGCGCTGTAGAACAGTTGGCGCAGGATGGCACAAAAACACCGGGCACCTGCCGCTTTACCGTGACGATTCCGGAGATGACCGTACTGGGAGCAATCCAGATCATCCCGTGCACGGATGCGGCATCTGCGTCGCTTCGAGGCGTAAAGGAGTGGAAGAGATGACGCTTGATGAGAAGATCAAAGACTTTCTGGTTGTGAGCTCCGGCTCCGGCTACGGCTACGGCTACGGCTCCGGCTACGGCGACGGCTCCGGCTACGGCTACGGCTACGGCTCCGGCTACGGCGACGGCTCCGGCTCCGGCGACGGCTCCGGCTACGGCTACGGCTACGGCTCCGGCTACGGCGACGGCTCCGGCTCCGGCTACGGCTCCGGCTCCGGCTACGGCGACGGCGACGGCTACGGCTCCGGCTCCGGCTACGGCGACGGCATTAAAAGTTTCAACGGAGAGACGGTTTTTCGAATTGACGGTGTAAACACGCTGATTCGCTCCGTGCGCGGTAACACCGCGCACGGGGCAATTGTGAACAAGGATTTGACGCTCACACCGTGCTATATCGTCAAGCAGGACGGGGTTTTTGCGCATGGCGAAACGCTACGCGAGGCAATGGAGGCGTTGCGAGACAAGCTTTTCGAGGATATGCCGGAAGATGAACGTATAGATGCGTTCCTGCGCGAGACAGACCGCGAAAAACCGTATCCGACGCAGTACTTTTACGACTGGCATCATCGTCTGACTGGCTCGTGTGACATGGGGAGAAAGCAGTTTGCCCGCGATCACGGTGTTGACCTCGAGCATGGAATGATGACGCTGACGGAGTTCTTGGAGTTGACGAAAGACGCTTATGGCGGGGACGTGATTCGAAAAGTGATCGATAGAATGGAGGCATAAATGGATGCTGTTGAGTTTTTGAAAGCACTTGAAAGACGCCGTAACTACAAGCGGGGCCCAAATGATGGTCATTGTAATTGGGCTTTTATATACTTTGATCACAGGGGCCATGAAGAGTTAGTGGCCGAAGTTGAACAATGGGCGAAGGAGCACCCCGCCAAGACGCGGCAGAGTGAGTTTCTGGAGCAGTGGCCGAACTGCATGATGGACGATGATGGTGCGGTTGGGATGTGCCCAAGAAATGTTGACAAAAATTATATCTGCGATTTGAATAGTTCTGCTGGATGCCCCGGTTGTCGCCGCGAGTTCTGGATGCAGGAGGTGGGGTAATGGAACGGCTGACGAAGCGAGATACCGATGGACAGGCAATGATGGACTGCCAGAAGTGCGAAGCGGATTGGACGGGTAAGCATGGCAAGCCGATGGCTGACTGCACCGCGCTGTACTGCCGCAATCGCCTCAAGGATCGCCTCGCCGCCTACGAGGACAGAGGGTGTGCGCCGGAGGAAGTTCTGCCGAAAGATAAGGCGGACGAGATCGCGCTGAAACTCATGCGTCTTGCTGATTTGGAGAGCCTTTGTAGTTATACTCGCCTGCGCGAACTGGCCGAGGCCGACAAGGACGGTCGGCTGGTGGTGCCGCCGTGCAAGGTGGGTGATACGTTATTCAGAGTGTTCGCCGGAGAAATCTTAGAGCACAAAGTCGGAAACATGAGATACCTCGCAATACAGGGACGGTGGGACATTGATACAACCCCGTTCTGCGCATACGTGGAAAGTTCCATAGGGAAAACGATTTTTTTGACCCGCGAGGAAGCGAAGAAAGCATTGGAGGCGAGGAAAGATGACTGGATTGAAACCTTGCCCGTTCTGCGGCGGAGAAGCAATACTTGAAACAGTAGATGGCAACAGCCAAGAAGAGTGCTATATATACTGTCCAGAGTGTGATTTTGAAAGTGGCGTATATAGCGAACCCAAATTCATCGTCGAAAAGTGGAACAGGAGGGCTGACAATGGCTGAAAAAGAAATGCAGAGTGCAGATGTTTGCACCCACAAGAACAAAATAAAGACCAGCTTTGCAAAAATTTTTGTTTCCGGGACGACTGACAGGCCGTATTTCAACATCTTGTATTTTGACCCGGTAGATCAAGATTATCACGTTGGGTTCGGTTCATATTGCCTTGAGTACGTATTTAAGTGGCTCTCAGATGAGTTTGAAATTGAAGATGCCCCAGCAGCTGACGTTGCGCCGGTAGTGCATGGGCGGTGGGAACAAGATGCGGATGGCGATTGGTATTGTACAAACTGCAATGAAGTTGTTGCTATCTGCGAAAGTGGCAGAGAGCGGACTTATCGCAAGCCGTATTGCCCCAACTGTGGCGCGAAGATGGGCGGAGGTGTCACCGATGAGGCTGATTAACAGGGATGCTATTCATTGGCGACCAGATGAAAATTGGGAGCTTTACGCTACAGCATCAGATATTAGGGCTATTCCCATCGTTGATGCTGTGGTTGTTACTCGGTGCAAGGAATGCGAGCACTATCGCAACCACCCGAACGGGCTGTGCTATTTGCACACTGAACCGAAAGAGAACAAACGCGGGTATTCCGGCGAGCCGGTTTGCGTAGAGCCGGACGATTTTTGCAGTTACGGAGAGCCAAAGGAGGATACACATGCTGACGATCACGATTAAAGCCAACGTCCCAGCCGCCGACGCGCAGGGCATTAAGGAGCGCATCGCCATGGACCTTGAGCGCTACGGCGACTGCAAGGTTATCAAAGTGGTATCTGACCGGCGTGCGCCGGAACAGCTGAAAATGAAGGGAGTAACCAATGAGCATTAACATCAAAAAATACACCAAAGAGCAGATGGCGAAGATGGTGGAAGAAACTGAGGAAAAATTCAAATCGAAGAGAGATGAATATCACGAGTTGGCTGAACAGCTTAAATCCCGAAAAAAAGAAATCCTTGAACTGAAAAGCGATTTGGTGAAGAAGAACCAGACCATCAGTAGCCTGAAGGCCGAGAACGCCGCCTTGACTAAGCAGATCGAGCAGATGAACGGCGAGGCCATCAACAAGGCCAACGAGATCGAGAAGCTGAAAGCGGATGCGGAAGATTGTTTGGTGCAGCTCAAGAATGCCAACGAAACCTTGGATGCGGTAAGCATGGATCTTCAAATGGTCAGTTCAGAGAAGGACGACCTGCGCATAAAGCTCGCCGATACTGAGGCGTCGCTCGAGCGAGCGAACGGCGAGTGCGCTTTTAAGCAAGAGGCCCTTAATGTAATGCGTAACAGACGCTACAACGCCGAGCAGCGCGCTGACTACGCAGAAGCCCACCCGTGGCGTAACCTGTGGGCGTGGTTCAAAAGAAAGGTAGCGCGCCATGAGTAACGATCCTTTTAAGTGGAGCACGCCGCCGAGAGGGGCCGCGCCTGTCAATAGTCCGTGCATCGAGCACGACAATGTGGACCACCCCGTGCACTACACGGCGGGCGGGATCGAGTGCATCGACGCTATCGCGGCCGCGCTCACGTGCCAGAAAGACCCCATGCAAGCATGGCTGACGGGGCAGGTGATCAAATACATGTGGCGATGGCCGATGAAGAACGGCAAGGAGGATCTGCGCAAGGCAAGATTCTATCTTGACAGGCTGATCGACAGCGCGGGAGACGATTGAGGTGTTGCAATGAGTAAACCGCGATATAGCTGGTGGGGCTACGTAAAGGCCATTATCCGGCGATATGAGCCAAGTTATCCGAAGGAGCTACATGGAGTAGCCCTGCGCGAAAGCTGCGCTGTAAGCGAAGCGGTGTGCGAAACAGGGGGGCTTCCAGACGGGAACGACCGGTTGAAGCTCGTGCGGCTTATCTTTTGGGACAAGACACACACGCTTGAAGGGGCGGCGATGGCAGTCAACTGTTCCGACCGAACGGCGAGACGATGGCATACCGATTTTATCAAGTGCGTCGCGCGGAATTACGGGCTGCTCGATGATTAAAAGTTGGCCTTAAAAAGCCATTTGCTTATGAGATAATAGAATCGCAGAGGTGTAAAAGCCTTTGCGGTTCTCTCATTTATGGCGTTACCTCCTGCGCCATAGCGGGGACGGTGCTTTTCATCTTTTCACACCGACCCCGCAATATGCCGCACGCACGATGCAGCCCACGATCAGGGCCGAGAGGTCGCACCTCTCATGCGGCACAGGACCCCGCGCACCTCTCAACGATGTGTCCCAGCGGGGACATATGCAGGCGTAGCCAAATGGTAAGGCACGGGACTTTGACTCCCAGATGTGCAGGTTCGACCCCTGCCGCTTGTGCCAAAAGAGGACGGCCGCTGCCTTGAGTGCGGCGTTGTAGCCCTTCGGGGCGGGTAAAGTCTGCTATGTAAGGCCAAGGGGTGGGGGCTGGTAGCAAAAAAACTTGACAACGCTTATCGGCGTATCAAAGCGGCAATAGACTGTGACGGGCGGATGAAATTAGACCGCAGCACGACAGCGAGCCGCAATTCGCTGCGATCTGCTGCAAGTTGCCGCAGAAGAAAAGAAAAGAAAATCTCCCCTTTCTTCCCCCCTCTCTTCTTTTCCCCCTTAAACCCCTTTATTATCTCTCCCCCTATAATCCCCCCAAAAGAAGAGAAAAGAGAAAAATAAAAAAAGAGAGGTGGGGGCGCGCCACGCGCGCCCTTGGAGAGAAAAAACTACGACAAGAGAGGTGGTGACGAGTGCCATTAACAGCAAAGCAAGAGAGATTTGTTCAAGAGTACCTTGTGGACTTAAATGCCACTCAAGCCGCCGCAAGAGCCGGATATAAGAACGCCGAAAAGGGTAGGCAGTTAGTTACGAATAGTAACGTTTCGGCTGCTATCCAGAAAGCAAAGGCGGAAAGGCAGAAAAGGACGGAAGTCACGCAGGACTACGTAATTGAGAAATTGAAAGAAATCGCTGATAGACCGGCGTCGGATTTGCCGGAAAGCGATTTGAAATACGCAAATAAGCTAAAGGCGCTTGAAATGCTTGCAAAGCATACAGGCGTGTTCGATAAGCAAGACAACGCAAGCGCTGATTCCGTTGTCAAGGTAATTATCGATGTCTGACATTCGTTTATCCGAGAAAATCGGTCCTGCGTTTTACGATATCGCGCATGACATTTTTCATCATGGGCATACGCACTACGATTTTAGCGGCGGGCGCGGCTCGCTGAAATCCTCCACGGTATCAATTATCGTTCCGCTTTTGCTGGTCGGGAATCCAGGCACTCACGCGCTTGTGTTGCGCAAGGTAGCAAATACCATTCGTGACAGCGTGTACGCACAGTATATCTGGGCAATTGGTGAGCTGGGCATGGCGGCATACTGGGAAGCAAAGGTTTCCCCGATGGAGTTGATCTACAAGCCTACCGGCCAAAAGATCATGTTTCGCGGTGCTGACGACCCGATGAAAATCAAATCTATCAAAGTGCCGTTTGGCTATATCGCCGTGACGCACTTTGAAGAGAAAGACCAGTTTGCCGGACGTGCAGAAATCCGAAACATTTTGCAGTCGACAATGCGCGGAGGCTCGGTGTTCTGGAATTTTGAGAGCTATAACCCGCCGATCAGCCGGGACAACTGGGCAAACAAGGATAGTTTGGAGGAACGCGCTGACCGGCTGTGCCACAAGTCAACGTATCTGCAAGCGCCTCCAGAATGGCTGGGGCAGCAGTTTTTAGACGAAGCGGAACACCTGAAAGCCACGGACGAGCGGGCATACCAGCATGAGTATTTGGGCGTGCCTGTTGGTACTGGCGGGAATGTGTTTGAAAATTTGGAGTTGCGGGAGATCACCGACGAGGAAATTAGCCGTTTCGATAGGATTTATCAGGGGGTGGACTACGGGTTTTATCCGGACGCTTTTGCTTTTTTGCGAATGGCGTACGACAGCGCGAGAAACACACTGTACTTCCTCGACGAATATTACTGCCACAAGAAAAGCAACACCGAGACGGCGCAATGGATACTCGATAAGGGTTACACGGACGCATATATCATTTGTGATAGCGCAGAGCCTAAAAGCGTGGCGGATTACCGTGCAATGGGGCTTCCGGCAAAAGGCGCGGTCAAAGGACCGGGGTCTTTGGACTATTCGATGAAGTACCTTGCGCGGCGCTCCAAAATCGTAATTGACCGGCGGCGCACCCCTCACGCTTGCGAGGAGTTCGTTGCGTATGAATATGAGCGGAACAAAGACGGCGATATTATCAGCGGATACCCGGATGCAAACGATCACTGCATTTCTGCGGCCCGCTATGGGTTGGAGCCGCTATATCGCAGAATGGGAGTTATCGCATGAGCAATGCAGTCATCCTAAAACTGAATGAACTTGGCTATTCCACCATCCCCGAAGCATTTTACAGCAAAGTGGCGGAGTGGAAAAGTTGGTATCAGGGAAACGTGAAAGGTTTCCACAGTTACCGCGTCCGCAACGGCGAGAGCATGGTCAGCTGCAAGCGGTACTCCCTCGGCATGGGGAAAAAGCTGTGCGAGGACTGGGCCAACCTTTTGATGAACGAGAAAGTCCAGATCACCCTTGAGGGGCAGAAGGAACAGGAGTTTGTCGACCGCGTTTTGACCGAGAACAATTTTACGGTCAAGGCAAACGAAATGCAGGAGATGAAGTCCGCGCTCGGCACGGTGGCATATATCCCCCGCGTCATCGGGCAGGAGATCAACGAGGGAGGCGAGATCGTCCCCGGCAACGCATCCGGTATCATCCTGGACTATGTGACGATCGAGAACATTTACCCGCTGGCATGGCAGAACGGCTTTATCAGCGAGTGCACGTTTTCCTCTGTGGTAACACGCAACGGGCACGATTACCTGTATCTCCAAATCCACCACAAGGACGATAGCGGAAGCTATATCATCGACAACCGAATTTACCGTTATGATAACGAGATGCTGGCTGACGAGCAGCTTGCCAACGTCAAAGGGTTTGAGAACATTCCGCCCGTGGTACATACCGGCAGCGACAAGCGGCAGTTTGTTATTGATCGGCTGAACATTGCCAACAATTTCAACTATCTCCTGCCGACCGGTATTGCAGTGTACGCAAATGCTATCGACGTGCTGAAAGGCGTGGATATTGCCTATGATAGCTACGTCAACGAGTTCCGGCTTGGTAAAAAGCGTATCATGGTCAAGCCCTCTGCGGCAAAATATCTTGACGGCGAGCCGGTATTCGACCCGGCCGACGTGGCGTTTTATGTGCTGCCGGAGGATGTGAACGACGGCGCGGTCATTACCCCCATTGATATGACCCTGCGGACGGCGGAGCACAACACGGGTATTCAAGACCAACTCAATATTCTATCCAGCAAGTGCGGATTTGGTGAGACTTACTATCGTTTTGACGGCGGCAGCGTGGCAACGGCTACGCAGGTCATCAGCGAAAACAGCACGATGTTCCGCACAATCAAGAAGCATGAGATCATCCTCGAAGATGCACTGGTGGAGCTGTGCCGCATTCTTCTACGACTTGGCAATACCGCGATGGGCGCGGGGCTGAATGAGGACGTTGAAATCTCCATCGACTTTGATGATAGCATCATTGAGGACAAGCAAACCGACTTTTCCCGCGATATGCAGCTTCTGACAGCTGGCATTATGAATGACTGGGAGTTCCGCATGAAGTGGATGAACGAGGACGAGGCAACCGCAAAGGCGGCGCTGCCGAAGATGCAGGATATGACGACTGAAGAAGAAACGGAGGTAGAGTGATGGGCGGTAGAGGCGGAGCAGGCGGCGAGCTTGGCGCTGGTGAAGCTGGGCGCGGGCGCGGAATGAGCCTTGCAAAATTTTTATCTCAGCAGGACATCAACAGAGCAAATGCGGCATCTGTTACAGACATGGGTGACATCATCAAGCGTACATTCGAGCGGAACGCTGCGGAGATCAGCGGCTTGGAGCTTTCGGACAGTGAAAAGAAAGATGCTGTCCGAAAGATGGCAGAGTTGGCAACAACTGCCCTTAAAACGGCTGCTGGTGCAGTAAATCCGTATTCAAGCGGCCCTGCAAGACTTACCACGGCACAGAAAACCGGCAGCGCAGCGGATAGGGCCGCAAGAGCGCGTGGCGAAATGGATGGGTATATGCGTAAACTACGCGACCAGTCCAGCGCAAACCGCAAGGTGGCAGAGAAAAAGGCGTTTTCAAATGCTTTTGTTTCTGCAGCAAAATCTGGCGCATTGGAGGTCACGGTAGACGGGAAGAAATATCGCCGCGCAAATAAGCGTAGTAATACGTGGCGGCCTGCATGATTAACTTTGAAAACCTGGACAAGTTCACATTCCCAGGTGTTGGCAAGTACGACATCCCGCAAATTGAGCCGGTAAAGACGTACCCGCAGGGCGAGTTTATCCCGGTGAATTACCATTACACGGCAAAAGACCCGGCAAGTAAAATCGTGCATTTCTTCGTGGACGATTACCAGTTTATCCGCCATTGGAACACGCCTGACAAGTATATTCCGAAACTGTCGCAGTTTGCGGCGGTGTGCGCGCCTGACTTCTCCACCTACACAGATATGCCGCTGGCGATGCAGATATACAACCACTATCGCAAGCACTGGCTGGCGGCATATTGGCAGCTCCACGGTCTGACGGTTTATCCTTCTATTTCGTGGAGCGACGAGCAGAGCTATGATTGGTGCTTTGATGGCGAGCCTGTCGGCGGAATTGTTGCGGTTAGTTCGGTAGGCACACAGCAGAACAAGGAAAGCAAGCGGCTGTTTCTGCGCGGTTACGAGGAAATGATGAAACGGCTTTCGCCGGAATGGGTGATATTCTACGGGAAAGTTCCAGAAGAATGCGACTGGAATGTAATTCGCGTTAAACCGCACTATGATGAAATCGTGAAACGGAGGAAAGCAAATGAAATATCCGTTTCAGCCGGAAGTTCTTGACGCACTGCCGGAAGAACTGTCAGAACTGTTCCGAGCGCTTGAAATCACGCTGCTGGAAGAAATCTGCTCTCGGCTTAAAGCTGCGGGTGAGCTGAATGAGGTAACGGTGCAGGATATTCAAGCGCTTCGGTCGCATGGCATCGACCTAAAGGACATCGAAAAGGCAATCCGCAAGACTGCGGGCATCAGCGAGAAGAAGCTGAAAGAGCTGCTGGACGATGTAGTAGAGCGGAATCAGCGGTATTATACCGACCTTATCGATCTCGCCCATGTCACGCAGCCGGAAACGCTGGTGAGCGTCGAGGACACATGGGCGATATACGAGCAGACGAAGCAGACCATGCGCAACCTTACGCGCTCTATGGGGTTTCTGGTGGACGCTGGGCGGACGATGCTGCCGCCTGCCAAAGCGTACCAATGGGCGCTGGACAATGCCACAATGCAAATCCAGAGCGGCGCTATCAGCTACAATCAGGCTATCAAATCAGCGGTGCGTCAGTTGGCGCAAAGCGGCTTGAAAGTCGTAGATTATGAGAGCGGCCGCCGCGACCAGATCGACGTAGCCGCCCGCCGCGCAGTTATGACGGCGGTAAATCAGATAAACCGTAAATACTCGGAACAGTCTATGGACTTTCTGCAAACCGACCTTGTGCAAGTAGAGGCGCACGCCGGGGCGCGTGATATCGATGGCCCGAATGGGTGGGAAAATCACAAAAAATGGCAAGGCAAGTTGTATCGATGGGCTGAATTTGCAAAGAAATACCCCAACGCATCAAAAGGAGAATATCCCGATTTTGAACGCACGTGCGGAATTGGGGACGTGACCGGCATCCTTGGAGCAAACTGCCGTCATAGCTGGTCGGCGTTTGTTGAAGGTGTTATGGAGCGCACCTATACCGATAAGCAGCTTGAGCATATCGACGATGGGCTCGGATGCACTTTTGAGGGGAAAACATACACCGCATACGAAGCAACACAGATGCAACGGCGCGTAGAGCGGACAATCCGTAATCTAAAGCGCGAGAAAGCCGCTTACAAGGCCGCAGGATTGACGGAAAAAGAACGGGCGGTAAACATACGGCTACGGCGGTTAAACGCAAAATACAAGGCGTTCAGCGAGGCTGCGGGGCTGCCTGAGCAGTGGGAAAGGACGAAGATGCAATATTGAACTTTGACGAAGCCATCAAGACCGTGCAGGCAATCCTAAAGCGCGGGAACGATGCAGAGATACGACGAAAAGGCAATGGGTATATCGTCTTGGAGGTCAAAAAAACAATCAAATACACTTCCGCGTAATTGGGTGCGGGAAAGGGCAATAGGAGCCAGCTTGTAAGGATCGCTTACAGGTTGGCTCTTTTGTTTGTAATACGCAGCGGGGAATGACGCTGTGGAAATAAAAGGAGAATAAAAAATGGCAGACGAAATTAAGACTTTTGATGAAATACTGGCTGACCCCACCTATAAGGCGGAGTTTGACAGGCGAATCACAAAGGCACTTTCGACTGTTCAGAGCAAGCTGGACGCGGAAGTGGAAAAAAACAAGCAGTTTGCGGCAAGTGGAAACGCGGAAGCGGAAGCGCTCAAAAAGGAGATCGAGGGCTATAAGTCCAAGATTGCCGATTATGACTACGCAGATGTGATCCGCAAAACGCTTTCCGAAAAGGGCGTGAAATTCAGCTCTAAGGCTGCGGAAAAGGCGTATTTGGCAGACCTGAAAGCAAAGCACCTTGAAATCAAGGACGGTGCGCTTGATGGGTTTGACGAATGGCACAAAGCGCAGATCAGCGCCGATCCGTCCGCGTTCCAAGACGGCGTAAAAATCGACTGGTCTGCCGCTGTTGGCGGCGGCGAAAAGAAAACAGATACCAATGCCGCGATGAACAACCTGATTCGCGGCGCAATGAAATAAAAAAGGAGAATCAAAAATGGCAAGTATTGATCGTTCCGCACTTTCCGGCCTTATTCCGGAACCCGTAACCCGCGAGATCATGCAGGGCGCTATCGCCGAATCTGCGGTCCTTCGTATGGGCCGCAGACTGGCGAATATGTCCAGCAAGACGCAGACCATCAACGTGCTTGACGCACTGCCTTCTGCATACTTCGTCAATGGCGAAGCCACTGACAGTGGCGCAGGCGAGGCATTCAAGAAGCCCACGAAGATGGCGTGGGACAAGAAGAAACTGCACGCCGAGGAAATTGCGGTCATCGTTCCTATTCCTGAGGCGGCGCTCGACGATGCGAATTATGACATCTGGGGAGAGGTTAAGCCGCGTCTGACCGAGGCCTTCGGCAAGGTCATTGATGCCGCTATTCTGTTCGGCACGAACAAACCCGGCACTTGGCGCGAGGGCGTTGTTCCCTCCGCTATTTCTGCCGGTAATGGCGTCCCTATCAGTTCTGACATCTACGCAGATGTGATGGGCGATGGCGGTCTGATCTCTAAGGTCGAGCTGGACGGCTTCAACCCCAATGGCGTCATGTCCGCAATTCAGATGCGCGGCAAGCTGCGCGGTCTCCGCGACACTTCCGGTCAGCCGCTTTTCAAGACCGATATGCAGGGCACTACCCGCTACGGACTTGACGGCATGGATATGTACTTCCCCATGAACGGTGCATTTGACCCTGCGCAGGCTCAGATGATCGTCGGTGATTGGAGCCAGCTCGTCTATGCCATTCGTCAGGACATGACCTTCAAGGTCTTTACCGAGGGAGTGATTCAGGACCCCACCACGAAGGACATCGTTTACAACCTTATGCAGAACGATATGGTGGCGCTGCGTGCCGTCATGCGTCTCGGCTGGGAGATTGCGAACCCCATCAACGCCTACAATGCGGAAAAGGCGAACCCGTTCCCCTTCTCCGTTTACGGCAAGGGCGGCGCCATTTCCGCCGTCGCCGTGACCCCCGCTACCGCCACCGTAAAGAAGGGCGAGAGCAAGCTGTTTACCGCCAAGGTCGACGGCGAAGGCATCATCAACGGTGAGGTCGAATGGTCTCAGGACGGCGCGAAGAGCCAGATCAGCAATGAGGGCGTTCTGACCGTTTCCGCTACCGAAACCAAGAGTAGCATCACCGTTACCGCGAAGTCCAAGCAGGACGGAACGAAGACTGGCACTGCTACCGTTACCGTTTCTGCCTGATCTGAAAGGAGCTGACCCGTATGACATACGCTGATTATACATACTACACCGGTACCTATATGGGCGCTGTGAGTGAAAATGACTTCCCGCGTCTTGTTGCCCGCGCCAGCTCCTTCATCGACTACTACACGCGCAATAAAGCACAAGACCGCGCCGATCTTGATGCGGTAAAAATGTGCTGCTGCGCACTGGTGGACAAGTATGCAGTCATCGAAGCCGCCCAAGCGCTGGCGATGAAAAACCTCGCTAACGCTGCGGCAAATGATGCAGAAGTCAAAAGTGAAACGGTAGGTAACTATTCCAGAACGCTTTCGACGGGTGGGGAATCTGCTTTGTCTGCCCTCAACGCGACGGACGGGGCAAAGAAACTGCTTGCGGAAGCGTGCATGGAATACCTTGCCCATACCGGGCTGCTGTATCGCGGAGGTGGTTGTAGATGTACGCTCCCCACACTGTAACGATTTACAACGTCGTGCAGGAGATCGACCCGACAACTCTTGATGAGGTCGAAAAGGTCTACACCACGATATTGCGCGGTGTGATGCTCCAAGCGTCTAAAGGCGTGAACGTGCGTGAAAGCGGCCTTGAAGGTGCTGACGCTGTAAATCTGCATATCCCGTTCTCCGTGAAAGCGGTGGACGGGGTAACAGGTAAACCGAAAAACTACATCGGCCCGCAATCGTTTTTCAAAGCGGCGGATAAGTCTAACCTATGGACGCTCTCATACAAGGGTAACGGTGGCATGACGTGCTTTGTGAAGGGCGAATTCGTGTCGGACAACATGACCGTCGTTCTGAGCCATGACGATTGCTACAACGTGACGAAAGTCGATGCAATGGACTACGGTAGCACCGATATGCAGCACTGGGAAGTCGGAGGTGCGTAATGGGCATCAAGATTTCCGTGCATACCGACGGCTTTGACGCTGTAAAAGAAGCCATTGCCAAAGCCTGCACGCGCGCTGAGCACGTTTTAGCGGAACAGATTGGGAAAGACACTCAGCCGTTTGTTCCGATGCTCACAGGCTCGCTAACGCAGCGCACAAGAGTAGACGGAAGCGCCGTTATTTACCCCGGCCCGTATGCCCGTTTCCTGTATTACGGGAAAGTAATGGTCGACCCAAACACCGGCAGCACATACGCCCCAAAGGGCGGAACAAAAGTGGTTACAGATCGCAACTTGGTATTTAACAAGGCGATGCATCCGCAGGCGCAGGCGCATTGGTTTGAAGCATCTAAGGCACAAAATCTTGACAAGTGGCTGCGCGTAGCAGAAAAGGCGGTGAAGAAGTACGGAACAGATTAAAAAAACGGTATCGGCAGCGGAAGAGGATCAAGTCTCCCGAAAGTTGCTTGCGTGGCTGAACACGTTTCCCAATAAGCCGGTTGATCTAATCCGGTTCGAATTTCTTCCCGCCGATACTCCGGCGATGGCGCTGTCTACAATTCAGGCGGCGTACATCGTACAGAAATACATCCTCGAAGGATATCAGGCGGAATACCAATTCAAGGTCATCTACCGCATGAAACCGGGGAATAGCAACGACAAACGGCTCAAAGCTGACGAGCTGCTTAACGCCTTGGGCGATTGGGCAGCAAGCGAAACGCCGCCTGACATTGGCGACGGCCGCCGTGTCATTCGCATTGAGCCGACAACGCGGTCCTCTCTTTTTGCCGTTTATGAGAATGGCGACGAGGATCACCAAATCCTTATGAAAATGAACTACGAGGTGATTAAAAATGGCTGATACGACATTTAACACTCCAGCGGGGCAGACCGTAGACCGCGAACTTCTGATCGCGTGTCTTAACACGGGCGAAACCGGAACCCCCACATGGTCTCCCTTCGGTACGCGCGTCACGGATTCCAGCATGGAATACGACTGGCAGGAGGATTCCTCGAAGGATATTCTTGGCACGACGCGCACGACCATGAAGAAACCCATCATCACGCAGACCTTTGACCCGTCCGATCTGGACGCTGGGGATCCTGCCATCGTCAAGATTTGGAATCTCGCGGTCAAGGAGCAGAACGCGGCGGCGCTGGCGAATCAGGACGTGCTGATTGTCCACGCTTATGCAGGCACGGCGAATACGGCAGTCTTCGCGGAGCGCTATTCGTCCTGCATGGTCAAGCCCTCTTCCCTCGGCGGCGAGGGCGGCGGCTTTATCGGTATGCCTATCGACGTGACGCTTGGCGGCACGCGCAAGACGGGCACTGCGGCCATTTCCGGCGGCACTGTCACGTTTACAGAGGACTAAATCAAAGAGGGCTGGCGTTTGTCAGCCCTCATTTCGGAGGTAAGTATGGAACTGAATTTTGGAGACGGCCTTGTAACATATACCATCAACGGGAAGTGCGATGTGTCGTTTAACCCGACCGATAGCAACTTTGTCGAGCGGCTTTATCTCGCGTTTGAAGAGCTGGACAAAAAGCAGGAAGGATATAAGGCCCAGATCGAGAAGATGGGGGATAAAAAGCAGATTTTCGCTTTTGCTCGTGAGCGCGATGCGGAAATGCGCAAAATTATCGATAGCGTTTTTGATGCCCCCGTCGCAGACGCTTTGTTTGGCGGCATGAATGTATACGCAATGGCGGAAGGTGTGCCTGTTTGGTGCAATCTTATGCTTGCCATTATGGATGAGATCGACACGTCGTTTTCCAGAGAACAGAAATTCACCAACCCGCGCATTAAAAAGTATCTGGATCGAAATAAAAACCATTAAAGGCGGTATTGCAGCATGGAGTACGGGCTTCCCAAAAAGGTTGAAATCAAAGGCGAATGGTTTGATATCCGCTACGATTATCGCGTAATGTTGGATATCTTTGATGCGCTGAATGATGACGCCTTAGATGATGAAGAACGCGCTTATGTTGTCCTCAATCGTTTTTACATGGATTTTGACGCATTGCCTGATTATGACGAAGCGATAGAGAAATTCTATTGGTTTGCTAATGGCGGGCAGAATGCCGACAACGGCAAGAAGCAGCCCAAACTTGTTGATTGGGGAAAAGATTTTTCTCTTGTCGTATCGCCAGTAAACCGAATTCTTGGTTATGAAATTCGAGCAATGGAATACGACCCAGAAGCCAACACCGGCGGCGTCCATTGGTGGACATTTCTTAGTGCATATATGGAAATTGGGGACTGCTTATTCTCCCAGGTGATACGAAATAGGGATTTGCAAGCAAGAGGAAAAGAGCTCAACAAATCCGACAGAAAGTTTTACCGGAGGAATCGAGATATCATTGACCTCCCAGAGCATCGAACGGTCGAAGAAAATAGAACAATTGATATGTGGTTAGGGAAAAAAGAAACCAGCCCATAGAGGGCTGGCATTCTTACAGATCAACCATGATTTTATCGGCCTTTTTCAAAGACTTATATCGGGATTCAACCATTTTACCATCTTGCGGGCGAACCGTTACGTCAAAGACGATGTATTTTGTTTCGCCAGAAAAGTAAGTGATTACCAAAAAGCGTTTCTTGTTTTTCATTGTCTTTTTCTTGGCAGACCCGCCGAGAGCTGCGCCCAGAGGCCCTAAAAAAATAGCTCCGGCAACTGCTCCGCCAACGCTGGAAACATATTGCGTTTGGATTTCTTGCGGGGTCATCACAGATACGTCGATAAG